AAGTTCAACGATGGTGGTATCCTCGGTGGAGACACGGGATTCGCCTACGACAAGACGACGGATATCCTTACGGTTCCTACGGTATCGACGACGGCGGTTAATGCTGGCTCACTCGAGTTCGAAGGTGCTACTGCGGATGCCTTCGAGACCGTTATCACGGTTGTGGATCCAACGGCAGATCGCACCGTGACGCTACCAAATGCAGACACCAAACTTCCAATTTATACTCAGCATTTAACGTACTCTGGTCCGACTGCGGCTAGGACGGTGACGTATCCTGACTCAAATTTCACTGCTGCTCGAACTGACGCGGCACAAACATTCACTGGACTTCAACAGTTTACACCGACTGCGACGCTTGCAGGTTTGAATGTCGGTTCTGTCACCGGTGACCCCTCAACGCCATCGAATGGTGGTCTTTGGTACGACTCGACGGGTAACCTCCTACGTGCGAGAGTAAACGGCGCAACTATAACTTTGGGTGCTACACCGACACTCGGCACCGGAGTAGCTACATTCTTGGCTACTCCGTCGAGCGCGAATTTACGTGCGGCTCTAACGGACGAAACCGGAGCGGGTCCAGCAATGTTCACACGGACTGGCGTACTCCGTACGGTTTACGTCAATGCCGGCATGATGATCCCAAGGACTACGAATGGAGCGGCGACTGGGACGGTTCAAACGACAACGAACGCTATCATGTATGATTCGTTTGATTTCGATTCGACGACAGAAGAAGGCGTAGGATTTTGGTGGACGCCTCCACAAACGTATAATGCAGGTACGCTTACGGCGAAGTTCCATTGGACATGCGCGGCCGGAACAGGAAACGTAAAGTGGGATATTGCAGCACGGTGTTATTCTGACGATGATGCGATAGATCAGGCGTTAGGTACAGAGCAAACGGCGGGGACGGATGCTCTCTTAGCAGTCGGTGATATGCACATCAGTCCTACAACTCCTGCACTCACCGTTGGCGGTACAGCCGTGGCAAATCGGCCAATATACTTTCAGGTTACGCGCGATACGGCAACGGATACTCTGAGCGCAGACGCTAAACTTTTGGGCGTCACGATAGAGTACACCGAGTCAGCAACAGAACCCTCTGCTCAATAATTTTATGCCAGATTACGTTATTTACGATCCTACAACGACACCGGTTTCGAACCTCGTCACGCAGATCCTACGCTCATTCGATGAGGGGCAGGAGGAAACCTTGCCTCCAACTAGGGTAAAGGATCCGGACCTCACGGGTGTCGATCTCGATGCGTTGATGAAGTGGACGGGAACTGTGGTAGTGAATTTGACGCCAGCAGAGGTCAATAGCGTTACTGCTGCACAGCAGGCAGCAGACCTTGCCGCGTTAAAGAAAGCTGCGAAGGATATTTTCCTGGTTCCTACGGGCGCGCAGAATCAGGCGATTTCTCTCGGATTCGCGACTATGCGCGATATGATGCTATCGGAGATAAATATACTGCGCGCCGCTGTAGTTCCGGCACTTAACGCACGGACGCTCACACAATTCAATACGACCTTTAAGTCTACGTATGAAGCGAAGATTGACGCTCTTAGTTAGTTTCCTCTTTTTAGCGTCTTTTGCGTCAGCGCAGACTGGAATGCTGCCACATCGCAGGAAGGCGTTTAAAGCGGGGCCTACTGCAGTAGTTTGGGGTTTAAATACCATTGCCGCAAATGCTGATACGTGGGGTGCTGACACTGCGATTTTTATGCGGTCTGCTGCACCGATAACCGGCACTTTAAGCAAGGCTTACATTTACGTAAATAATACAGCAGTTGTGTTGGCTAAAGTAGTAGTTTACGGACCAGATACGGATAGCACGCCAAACGTTGAGGATGCGCAAATAGGAATTACCGGAATTATTACAGCATCCGGTACAGCGGGTTGGCAACCTGCGGCGGGAGCAGTAATAACGGGAAGTGTTGTATCGGGACAACAGTATTGGATGGGAATTCTTTTATCGACGGCGTCTCCAACATGGGCCGTTCGAACTGAAAATGCGTCTGGTTTAGGTTACGTTGTCTCGTCCGGTTTTTATGCAGCACCTCCTGCAACGTTAAATGGTGTCACCCTAGGTGGTGGCACATATGGAAGAATATCATGTTATATCGAAATATTGCCTTAGTTTTAATTTTAGCAACCAGCGTTCGAGCCGAGACGATTTTTATGTCTCAGGCAGGAAGTGGAACCGGATCCGGAGTAGATGCGTCGAATCGGGCGTCAGCCGCGTTTTTTAATAATGCAACGAACTGGGGTGCTGGTGCGGGAAAGATTTCGGCCGGCGATACGGTTTCAATGAGCGGAGTTGTGTCTAGTGAGCTTAAATTTAAAGGAAGCGGAACCTCTGGCAGTCCAATAACCTTGCTCTTTGAAACAAATGCCAAATTGAGCGCACCATTCTGGCCACCGGGAGTAGATGACCGAGGCGCTATTCACAACAATGCAAATAGTTTCCTTGTTATAGATGGAGGGACCAACGGTCGTATTGAAGCGACTGCAAATGGATCGATTCTGGCGAATCAAACAGGGTGTGTCGGAATATGTATAAATGGAGGGCACGACGTGACAATACAGAATCTGATAATTGATGATCTCTATGTATTGACTAGCCCTACTGATCCGAACAGGGAGGGACAGGCAATTGTAGTCCTGGGGTCTACTGGTAATATCACGGTTAATAATTGTACGCTGACTGATGGCGATACGATGATCAGTTTCGTATTAGGTGAGAATAGTTCAAATTGGGTGATTTCTAATTGCACAATAGGTCGCTGCAATCACGGTATTAACGCAGGAATTACACAGAATAATATTATAGTCAACAATTTCCAGATCTTTAAAAACCGCATCGATGACCTTGATGTTTGGGATACTCCAACCATTCCTTTCAACCCTCATCACTTGGATGGAATCATTATCTTCTGTGAGAGTCCGGCAGCAGTGGCGCAGGATTATGCCAATGCTGGGCATATAAATAACCTGAAAATCTATCAGAACAATATCGGTCCTCACATAGGCTTCGGAAACAGCGGTGCAATGTTCCTTCCGGACCAGGGCCACATGGCTTTCACAGGTATAATGGTCTACAATAACTTATTCACAGCAGATGCTGGAAAGGGGTGGACCAATGGGTTTATAGTAGCTGGTAGTCAGGGAGGATTGGTAGCGAACAATACAATGGTATCACTTGGCAGTGGAGGGGACGGTCTAGGTCTCGGTGGTGCAAACTTTATAACCTACAAAAATAACCTGCATTTAAGAGTCGGTACAGTTATTTATGCTCCTGCTGGTGGAATGACTGCCTCGGAACATAACGTCTATGGTCCAGTTGCCGGTCTCACCTGGGTTTACACAAACAACGCCTTTTATAGTTCTTTCAGTCAATGGCAATCTGTTACGGGATTGGATGGTACTTCAGTGGTTGCGAATCCGTTATTGGATGGAAACTATGTACCTACTGCTGTTGATACGGTTGCTAGAGATAAAGGGGAGAATCTCTCCGCCTTTTTCACGACTGACTTAAATGGCAATGTGCGAACCGGTGCGTGGGATATTGGTGCATTTGAGTTTGGTGGATCTGCAGCGGACCAATTTCCAGCTTTTGTTTCTGCTACAATTCCTAGCGGTGGTAATACAATCTCGATTGTGTTTAGCGAAAATGTAACGGTTAACAGTTTTTCAGGTTTTTCTTTAGCTATGAGCGGAGGAGCGACGACGCTATCTGGTGGGACTGTCGTCAACCCAACTACGATATCCTTCACGCTCAACAGAAATGTGGGTAGCGTGGAGACTGGAACGATTTCCTATACAACGGTAGCCAATGGTATAGAAGACTCAATCGGACAGGATCTTCAAAGCTTTACGGCGCTCCCTGTTGTGAATAATTCAACGGTGGCACAGGCAGCTGCTCCTACGTTTTCTCCAGTTCCTGGTGCTTATACTTCTACGCAAAATGTAGTGATGAGTTCTACTACATCAGGATCTACTGTTCGTTATACCACAGACGGCACTGATCCTACTGCATCTAGCACGTTGTATACGTCACCCGTTTCAACTAGCGTTAATACTACGTACAAGGCGAAGGCTTTCGCTACAGGATTCATGTCCAGTCCAATTTCCACCGGTGTCTATCAAATTGGCGATTTTGTCCTCACTAGTATATGGACCAGTAGTGCTGTAGCAACGCAAACGGGTACCTTTACATGGTCATTTCAGGCGACATCCTCGGTCGCTGTCAACGATGCAGTAATAGCATTAGCCGATCATACTGCTGCGGCGTATTCCGACCTAGCGGTGATTGCTAGGTTTAATTTAAACGGTTTAATTGATGCTTGGAATGGAATAGCTACAGGTTATACAGCCGTAAATCCATTTCCCTATGTAGCAGGACAAGCTTATAACTTCGTAGTTACGGTAAATATTCCGTCTCATACGTATAGCATGACGGTAGTGTCGGCCAGTGGAGGTACTCCCGTGGTTATTGCAACTAACTATGGGTTCCGTGGTGCAAGTGTCAGTGCAGTGGATCTTGACGTATTCGCTGGTGTATCAGACTTTGGAACGGTTACGGTCCGCAATATGACGTTCAATAGTGCTGCGACGGTAAGTGGAATTCAAACGCTCAATGTTACTAATTTGAGAATTGGCGGCGCGCCAACCCAGAGCAAGAGGATTATACATTGGGGTACCGGAACGTCACCACAAGTTGCCAATGTAGTGACTAATAAAACTTACATTGATACATTACCATTCGACGGAATTGTTGTTCGATTTCCAAGCTATCAGGATGTGGTAAAACCTGGCTATGTCGCTAACTATACCGCGCTCTACGCCGAGATTGGTCCTATGAAGGATCTACTGACTAAGGTGAAATACAATTATATCGACATGCTTACCGGTAACCAAGGGTTAGTTGACCCGTTCGATGATTGGACGCAAACAATAGCTAACTTTGTAACAATAGCTAAGGTCTGTCGGGATGCGGGGTTGCAGGGGATTTTCTTGGATACCGAAGAATACAATGTCCATTGGTGGCAGTATCCTACCGATGTCGTATACGCTGGCAGTAAGACAGCAGCCGAATATCAGGAGCAATGGCGACTTAGAGGTGCGCAGACTATGCAAGCAATAATCGCAGAATGGCCACAGGGTCAAATTGTCTTTCCAGTTGGGCCATGGAGGTCTGTTTCTGCAACTCCGGCTGGTGCACCGTTTGGTGGCAGTCCGAATTGGCTGGGCGGCTACTTCTTCATGGGCATGTGGGCTGTATCACCGGGTAAGGTCATTGACGGTGGCGAACTTTACTATAATAGAACCGCCACCAATTTTTCAGACTGGAGGACTTTTGCGAGAGTCACGCTGACCCAGTCGCCACAATCCCCGCCTTTGATACAACCTTCGAGCTTGTATAGCTCCTGGACTAATACCTCCAAAATGTCCTTTGGCATATTTACTGAAGATACATCGGGCACGCCTGCTATGAGCTCCTCAGTTCTGCAAACGACCATCGTTAACGCGATGCCATCAGCGGACGAGTTTGTATGGACTTATGGAGGTACCCCAGATTTTCTCGCCCCGGCGGGAGGATCGGTAGGCGCTTGGCAGAATGCCGTCTCGGCTGCACGAACCACACTAGGATTACCTCCTCCATGAAGACATTTCTCGCTATAATACTCTCTCTGGCAACGTCCCATGCAGTGCAACTTATATGGGACCCATTGAACCATCCAGATGTTGATGGATATATTCTACACTATGGACTAAATCCTATTACGCTGAATCAGCATGTTTCGATAGGGAACGTAACAACCGCGGCCGTCGAGGATTTGCCAGTGGGAAACACGATTTACTTCGTTTGTACTGCACATGCTACAACGGGAGAGGAAAGTGGACCGTCTAATCAAGTGGCATATGTGGTTCCAATTCCTACCCCCGTTCCTAGCAACTTTAAAGTTGGAGACCGTATCGTACTTAAAGGCAATACGAACGTTCGTAGCAGTCCTGGAATCGCGAATAATTTAGTTGGAATGAATCCTCTTGGTACGATGGGAATGCTTGTCGAAGGTCCAGCATCTGGTGCTGGAGCTGTAACGTGGTGGAAGGTAGACTATGACGGATCAGCGTTCGATGGCTGGAGTGGAGAAGATAATTTTGTGCTTTCCTCGGCGCCGCCACCGACTCCGACACCGACACCAATTCCGACTCCGACTCCGACTCCTCCCGTTGTAGTACCTATCATGATTGATGACGTCGAGGGATTGAGAGCCACGCTTAATTCATTACAGGAACAGTTAAATACACATCAACATAAGGTTCCTGAAGTAATCACGAAGTAATGAACGAAACAAAATGGTGGAAAAATCCTCAGGGTTTAGTTGCCGCTACGACAATTCTCGTAATGATTTTGGGTTTCTTTTATGTTAGGGAAAAACTTATGTGGGAACAATCTTCACGAATTAAGACGGTTGAGGATCGCGGAGCAACTGTCATCAGTCAATTCGCTACGAGATTTGAACGACTTGAACAGACTGTATCTCAAACTAGAGATCAAGTAAATTTTCTGGAGCGGAAAATAGACCATTTGGAGTTTGACGTTAAAAATATAAAAGAACATAACCCACAATGAACTTAGAATGTGGCGAAGATTGATTGTAGGGCTCTATAAGATGTGTGTTCAAACTCCACCAAACCTCGATGAGCATTACGTTGAGATGATTAAACTCCAGCACTCAGAGGTGCTAGATAAGATTGATGAATTGATAGCGTTAGTTAATGGTGGAATGAAAACCTTGTATATCGCGATAGTGGTAATTATTGTGTTCACTGTTGTACAACTAGGAGTAGGAATAATTTTAGCGGTAACACTGTTAAATAAGTAATGGATGAAGACAAGCCAACCACAATAGCAACTATAGGCCACCAAATAAGCATATGGTTTGGGATCGTTGGCGGTATTATCAGCTTTATTTGTGTGTGCGTTTTGATAGGAATGTGGTTCGGTTCGTTGAAAGATCTACCTGCACAGGTGAACGATCTACGAAGTCAACAAAGTAAAACTGATGGTCGGTTAGATATTTTTCAGATAAAGTATGAAGGAATAGGTCCACAAGTAATTAACTTAGGTATAGAGCAGGGTAAGTTACGAGAGGATACAAAAAGATTAGAAGTTTTATTGGCTCAACTTTCAGTGAGTTCTGTTACAAAAATAGAGTTTCTAGAGTGGAAATCTAAACTGGAACTACGGAATAAAGGTATTGAGGTACCGCAACTAAAGGAGGGTCCATGACAGTTAACTTAAACTTTCCACCCGAAATTAAGGTCGTGGTGGAGCACGTAGGTAAACAAGAAATAAAGGAGATAAATATGAAGTTAGATGAACTAATCGCGCAAATTGGAGTCTTGTCTAGTCAATTGAGTCGGATAAGAGCCGAAATTCTCGCGAAAATTGCCGCCCTGGAGTCGTTAATGGGAGACCTTACTCCGGAACAACAGGCAGTTTTCGATCAACTTAAGCAAGAGGTAAGTGCCCTTGATAACATTGCACCGGAAGTGGTAGAACCTCCAGTCCAGGAGGCTGTAGCGAAGTCCCATAAAAAGTGAGATACGACTATAAAGAGCTTAAAGAGCTTCTTTTACCTGATCATAAGTGGGTTTACTTCTCGATCAGGGTGTTACGGACTAATGGGTGGATATATTTTCTAATGGCTATGGCTCCAGTTCTAGGGACATTCATGATAAGTGATCAACCAAAGACGTTTTGGACAATAAGCGGGCATTCTTTGCTGGCGTTAGGGTCTGGACTAGTCTCGTTGAAAGCGTATCGGAGTACAAGTCCGACGGATGCGGAGATGCGGAAGTTAGAAGATGAACTTAAAGTTAAGGCCCAGAATGAGCCTCGACTCTGATATACCCGTTACTATACGCCTAGCGGAGCTTCGCCAGGAGCATGAGCGCCTTCGTCGTGCAAAGCAGCTCCGTGAGGCGTATGGTATTAACTTTTATAGACCTCATGCGAAACAAGATAAGTTCCACGCCGCCGGACATATTCAGGGTAGGCACGGGAGGTCGGGAAACCGAGGAGGAAAGACAAAATGCGGTGCTGCGGAGGACGCTGCTTGGCTTATCGGTGGTAGAACGTGGTATAAAGAAAGCTTCGACGTCGTTGACGGAAAGAAAAACGTCGTCAGACGACACGTCGGAGCGCAAAATCACCCTTTGATCACGAACGGAATTCCACCATACCCTGTCAAGGGTCTGCTTATTTGCCAGGATTGGCCTAAGTCGAAGGAGATTTTTACGAATAGGGAGGGTTCTTATGAGACCTGGGGAGATATTTTCCAACTCCTTCCCTTCGATTCTATAGGTAGGGTTCATATGAACCGAGGTTATGTCGATCAGGTAAACGTAAAACGACTTACAGAGTATGGCGGAGGAGAATCGACGTTTTACGTCGACACCGTGGAGTCGTATAAGCACGCGCGACAGAGCGCAGAGTCCTCGGATTTCGATTTCATTCACCTCGACGAGCCGTGCCCAAAGCCTATGTTCGAGGCGCATCGACGGGGACTTATGGACCGTCGCGGAAAATTTTGGATAAATTGTACGCCATTGGAGGAGCCGTGGATCTCGGACGAGTTCGTACCACCCAAGAAGTTTGTAATTCAAGATGCACCAGAGGGGCTTCAGTTTAACAGACTTGAGGGTCTAGCCTCGAGATTTCTCATTACCTGGTCCGCGTACGATAACCCTTGGCTTTCGGAGGAAGCTATTGCTGAGTTCACAGCGGGACTAAACCGGGAGGAGCGCGAGTGTCGGATCTTCGGTCGACCGCTATCGTATGCCGGCATGGTTTACCCTGAATTCATTTATGACCTTCACGTCCTTTGTGATCCACCGAATGGCTGGGAAGCATTTCATATCCCTCCCAAGAACTATACGATTCGCCTGTGGTTTGACTACCACACCCGTCTTCCACAGGCGATTCTTTTCTTTGCGACTGATCCGAAGGGTAGAGTCTTTGTTTATGATGAACTTTTCGACGATACACTTATCGACCCGGTGGCGAAATCGATCCTTAGGAAGACAAGTGGATATTTCGTCGCCGACCGTGAGATCGATCCTTTTGCGATAATTCCTAATCCTGTAACTGATGAAAGCATTCTCGATGAACTTTGTAAATACGAATTGTTTTTTGAACCAGCAACGAAAGATCTCTCCCGAGGTGTTAAAGCCGTCAGGGCTAGACTCGCAGAACGCGACCCCCAGGGACTTCCTACGATTTTCTTCTCCCCCAATCTTCAACAAACGCTCTACGAATTTACACACTACGTTTACGACCTCAAGAAGAACGAACCAAAAGACGAAAACAATCATATGATGGAGAATCTTTATCGTGCGGTGCTCAATGGTCTTTCGTATATTGAGCCACCAAAGGATGAAGCGTTCGTTCGAAAGATTTATACCGTGCCGCTCGACCAGAATCTCCGTGACTTTCAACCTGCGTCCTTGAAATGACTCCTGATGTTATAAAACAGCTGAAGGCAGTTGAGCCTACACCATTTCATAAGGCACTGCTCGCACACGTTATGAGTCTTACGAAGATGTCTCGAGCGAAAATGTCGGAGACCTACTCCGATTGGGACCATCAGGATATGATTTTTCGAGGGATACGGTGCGAAGACAAAGATGACGTGGAGCAGGCAAAGCGGGGTAAACCTGTAAAAATGGTAGTTCCTCATTCATTCGCGCAGGCTATGACGTTTACCTCGTTCGTTTTCCTGCTTTTCAATCAGAATAGAACTTTTTATGAGTTAGTTCCCACAGGTGATGAAGATTACGGTAAGAAATGGCGTGACTGTGAAAAAATCCTCGAGCGTGATGTACGCTATAACATGTTCAACCAGTTGCTCTTTCAAGGACTTCTTGATCTTACTCGGTTTGGCCCCTCGATCACGGAGGTTTGCTGGACCAGAAAGATCACAAGGGCGTATGTTGAGCCAGCGCCACAGGTCCAAACCTACCAAACGGTAGAGTTTTCGGTTCGGCCGGAGTCTGAATGGCAGGAGTTTGTCAAATTTGAGGGAAACCTGGTTCGGCAGGTTAGCCCGTATCGATTCTTCCCTGATACGAGGCTCCCTCTAACCCAGTTCCTTGACGGCGAGTTCTGTGCGTGCGAGGAAGAGTACTCGTTTGCTCAGCTCCGTGAGCTTGAGTCGGCTGGAGAGGTGGCCGGTATCGACCAGATCCAGCCATTGCCAAGGAACTGGGAGTCTCTTAGAGGTGCGGAGACACGTACGATGATGATGCAGGGGCAAAGGTATAACGGATTCCTTGCAGGACCGTCACAAAGTGAGGGTACGGTGATCGTGACGAAGCATCAAGTGCGCATTGTCCCGAATAAATTCAAGATTGACGGTGATAAAAAGCTAGGTCCGGAGGAGTTTCCGGTTCTTTACCACGTTTGGTACGCGAATGACACCCGACTCATCCGAGTCGAGCCGGCGTATTGGTGGCATAACGAGTTTGGCTGCCT